CCTGTCATCGGAGCCGTGATCGGAGAGCCGGTCCACGCATTCTTCCGTGACCAGATGAGGCAAGCCGCAAAGGACGCCCAACGTGCCGAGGAACACGAACGCCTTGCCGAGGCCGCCTACAGGCGCCTGGCGGATGACGCTGCTGCTGCTCGCCAAGATCGGCGGGAGAGGCGCGGCGCTAGAGCGCTGGGCGCTGAAGAAGCTCGGCGTCTGGGCTGACTGACGACGGCATCCGACCCAGCCGCAATGGGTCGGGGGTTCTATCTGGGGGAGGCGAGCGCATGATCCGCGCTATTCATCGCTGGGCGATCCGCAACCGGATCAAGGCCGCCAAGCACCGCCATGAGGCCATCGCGGCCCTGCGCCAGGCCATCCGCGCCAAGGACACCCGACGCCAGCACGAGGCCCACAAGGCCGCAGTGGAGGCCACCAACCGCGCCCTGAGGCTCGGGGCATGAGCAGCATCACCCTGCCATTCCCGCCCGCCAGTTTGTCCGGCCACGCCAAGGGTCACTGGCGCAGTAAGAGCGGCCCGACCGCAAAGCATCGGGAATGGGCTCGCTTGGCGACCAAGGCCGCCGCAACGAGCATCCCAGCCGAGGGCGATATCCGTATCCACGTGCGGTTCGTGCCCCCTGACCGGCGCGGCGACCGGACGAATTTCCCGAACCGGCTGAAGCCGTACTTCGACGGCGTGGCCGACGCTCTGGGCGTGAACGACGCCCGGTTCCTGCCGTCATACGAGTTCGCCTCTCCGGCGAAGCCCGGTCACGTCGAGTTCCGGATCCTGGGGGCCTGAATGAGCGAAATGATCTTCGTGTCGCGGTCGGGCGACTTCGCGACGGCGCGCCGCGGCCTCGACTCCTACGAGGTGGATTTCATCCGCAACCGGTCCAAGTCCGGCGTCAGCGCGTCGAACATCGCGCGAATGCTCAACCGGCCCGAAAGCGACATCAAGCCCTATTGCTACGTGCCGCCCGTGCGCAAGGCCCCTGAGGTCATCCCGATCATCGAGACGAACGATCCTTATGTCCCGAAGTTGGCGCAGAGGAGCCGGCGCCAACGAGCGCTCCCGCTGACCGATCGCGCCAAGGCCATCGTGCGCTCCGTCGCCGGGCTCTACGGGCTGTCCATCAACGACATCGTCGGCGGCTCGCCAGGTCGCCACCACAGCATGGCCCGAGACCAGGCCTGCTGGCGCCTGAAGGCCATTGGCTATGGCTACAGCCAGATCGGCCGCTTCCTGAGTGGTAGGGACCATTCCACCATCATCAAGGCTGTCGAGCGCCATGACCGGCGCATCGCCGCGCAGGCGCGGGGCGACGATGAGTAAGCCCTGGATGAAGTTCTACCCCCGCGACTGGCGCGGCGACCAAGCCCTGCGCAAGGTCAGCCTGACCGCTCGCGGGCTTTGGATCGACATGATCACCATCATGTACGAAGCGACACCCTACGGCCACCTTATCATCGGCGCTCGGCCTGTGAGCGGTGCCGACCTCGCCCGTCTTGTCGGCTCCAGCGAAGAGGAGGTCCAAGCCTTGCTTGTCGAACTCCTCGATGCTCGCGTGGCCCGCAAGACGCGGGGAGGCGTCATCTACTCTAAGCGCATGCTCGACGATGATAAGAGGTCCATAGAGGGTCGGAAGGCGAAACTGGAAGCCCTTGAGAAAGCGAAGAAAAAAGCGTCACCTTCAAGGGTAGGTGCAAGCCCCCCTACCACTCAGAGGCCAGAGAGCAGAGGAAAGGTAGAAGGCCCCAATAGGCCTTCTACCCTTTCCGAAGCGAAGAATGATTTTTTGGGACCAAAAGAAGTTCGCGACGCCTTCCTAGCCAAGTTCGGCCCCGATTGGGTCGGCTCGTATCTCGATCCATGCGGCTGGCAGGACGTGCCCGAGCGGGCCTTGATCCCGGCCACCCGCTATGCCGGAACGAAGATCATCCGAGACGCCAGGTCCGTCTTGGCGGCCCTCGGGCTTTCCGTGCTGGAGCGCGCCGCATGACCCATGCACCCGACTCCATGGGCGAAGCGGCCCACAAGGTCGCGCTTCTCCTCACCGGCTTCGACCTGGAACTGCTTGCCGCCAGCAGCCCGAGCCTCGACCGGCCGACCCGCGCCGACAGCCTGCGCAGGGCTCTGGTCCGCTGGCCTGCCATCTGCAGAGCCATGGCCCAGCTGGAGCAGACCGCGCCGAATGTCACCCGCCAAGCCATGGACGCTGACGCCCAGGCGCAAGACTTCACCACGGAAAGGGCGGCGTAATGGCCCGCAAGCGCAAGGGTTCGAGCAAGGCTGGCCGTCCGCGGAAGAAGGGGGAGCGCTACCCGTCCGGCAAGCTGAAGCCGCAGACCATCAACGAGGCGACCATCGCCAAGCGTGCGATCGGGGATGCGTCGGCCGGCGAACACCCGCTGGACTTTGCCCTTTCGAAGGGTTGGGTGAGCGAGCGCCAGCACCGCGACGCCATGGCCTATCGCGCCACCTTCAACCGAGCGCACGGGCCGTCTGGGTGTGGGCCGCAGCTCGCGCTCAGTAAGCTGGCCGAAGTCGAGCCCTCGGAAAGCCTGAAGGTCTCGTGGTCCACCATGGGCGATGCGGAGATCGTCGCGATCTTCGACAAGGTGTTCAACGTCCGGCCGGAGGATCTGGACCGCGAACGCGCCGAAGCCGCAGCGCTGGCCGCCTGGCGCCTGATGAACGCCGCCCTCACGTCCAGGGAGCGCGAGGAACTGTTCATGGTCTGCGTCCTGGGCTCATGGCCCTTCTGGATGCCGAAGCGCGCCAACGACCATGCGCTGGGCTCGCAGGACAAGCGCAAGCAGCTTGCCCTGCTCACCGGCCTGGAGGCGATCGGCAAGGCCCGCAGGACCCCCCGTAGGGACATCGGTACGATCACGCCGGTTCCGTTCGTCTCCAGCCGCTACGGTCGTGCTGAAGCTGGCGTGCGCTATGAGACCGAGGAGGGCGAGGAGATCCAACCGCGCTCGGAACACGGCCATCCGTTCGAAGTCACGATCTTGCGTCGGAGGGCTTGACGAACACCACATGATGCGCCAAGACTACCGAAATGAAATTCTCGGCGTAGTGTAGCAAGCGCCGATCCGGCATCGCGCGGACCCTTTGCGGCATATTGGGCCAAGTCAGGGGCCAAACCCTGAACCGCGCGAACCCCAAGCCCGACCGAACAACAACACACACCGCGCCAACAGGCGACGCTTACCGCTGTGTCGGCTCCGGGCTTTCCTGCAAACCAACACCCGTCAGTTTCGGCCAAAGGAGCCCTGACCCATGGCAACCGCTGGACAAGTCAACAAGGGCGGTATCAACCCGGCCCTGCCGACCAAGCTCGGATCGAGCGTCTTCCACTCCGGTCGCGCAGCTCCGGTCGCCACGACCACGGGAACCGACACCACGCCCGTCGTGACCGAGACGTACATCGCAGAGGTGTACGTGGATCACAACTTCCTCGCCACCGGCGTGAAGCTGCTGAACGGCTCGGCCGTAGCCGGGAACATCACCGCGATCCTCTACGACGCCAACGGCGCGCCCATCATCCAGAGCGCCAGCACGGCCCAAAGCGGTACGGCGGCCTATCAGGCGTTCGCGTTCTCCGCGACAGTCCAGCTGCCTGGCCCCGCCCGCTACTTTATCGGCATCCAGTGCAACAACACCGGCGCCCGCTTCCGCTCGCATCCGATCGGCAACTTCATCGCCGGCAAGAAGACGGGCGAGACCTACGGGACGCCGACGGCCATCACGACCTCGACCTTTACGGCCGATCTCGGCCCGATCGCCGACATCTACTAGCCGAAGAGCCACGTTTGAAAACTATCAGCGGAAATCAAACGTGGCTCGCGGCGGCGTAAGGCCTGGCGCGGGACGGCCGAAAGGGGCGGCCACAGTCAAGACGCGAGAGATCGCCAACGCGGCGATTGAGAGCGGCCTGACCCCTCTGGACTACCTGCTCAGCATCCTTCGTGACGCCAACGCAGAGCAGAACGTCCGCATCGATGCCGCCAAGGCCGCGGCGCCCTACGTCCACCCCAGGCTTTCGACTGTCGATGTGGGGAACAAGGACGACAAGGCTTTCGAGCAGGTGATCCGATGGGCGCAGACGGATTCGGAAGCCACGCCCGATCCGTCGAGATCGTAGTCCCGTATCGGCCCCGCTCGGTTTGGCTTCCGTTCCACGAGAGCCGCGCCAGGTGGCGGGTCAACGTGGCGCACCGCCGGGCCGGCAAGACCGTGGCGCTGATCAACGAGTGCATCAAGGGCGCGCTGACCTGTCCGCTTCCGAGTCCGCGGTTCTCGTACATCGCGCCGTTCCTCAATCAGTCGAAGGCCATCGCCTGGGACTACCTGAAGCACTACGCCGGGGCGATTCCTGGGACGACGTTCAACGAGGCCGAACTGCGGGCGGACTTGCCCAACGGGGGGCGTGTCAGGCTGTTCGGCGCGGACAACCCGAACGCCCTGCGCGGCCTCTACCACGATGGGGCGATTCTCGACGAGTTCGGGGACATGGACCCGTCCGTCTGGACCGAGGTCATTCGCCCCGCGCTTTCCGACCGCAAGGGCTGGGCCGCGTTCGCCGGCACGCCACGCGGCAAGAACGAGTTCTACAACCTGCGCAACCGCGGCCTTCGGCACGACCCCGACTGGGAGACGTGGATTCTGAAGGCGAGCGAGACAGGGCTGCTGAGCGACGCCGACCTGGCCGACGCGAGGGCGAGCATGGACGAAAGCGCCTACTCGCGGGAATACGAGTGCGACTTCGAGGCATCGATCGAGGGGGCCTACTACGCCAAGGAGATGGCGAAGGCCGAGGCTGAGAAACGCATCTGCCGCCTGCCCATCGAGCCCACGGTCAAGGTCGATACGTGGTGGGACCTGGGCATCGACGATGCCACGGCCATCTGGTTCGTCCAGGACGTCGCGTCCGAGCGCCGCATCATCGATTACCTGGAGGTGAGCGGCGAGGGTCTCCCGGCCATCGCCAAGCGCCTGGACGCCAAGGACTACCGGTACGGACGCCACATCCTGCCGCATGACGCTGCGGCGCGGGAACTGGGGACGGGTGTCTCCCGCGTCGAGACGCTGGCGGCGCTCGGTGTCCGCAATGTGGAGATCGTTCCGCAGCAGGAGGTCGTGGACGGCATCAACGCTGTCCGCCTGATGCTGTCCAAGTGCTGGTTCGATGCGGAGCGCTGTGAGCGCGGCATCGAGGCGCTGAAGCAATACCGCCGGGAATGGGACGGCAAGCGCCAGGTCTGGCGTGAGCGCCCGCTGCACGACTGGGCGAGCCATGCGGCCGACGCCTTCCGCTACGGGGCGCTTAGCCGCCCGGTCACCAAGACCGTGGATCGCCTCAAGATCCAGAACTTCGGAGTGGTTTGATGTCCTTCCGCAACGACTTCACGCCCTCCCAGTGGGAGGCGAACACCCCGAGCGACACGGCCTTCGTCGATTACGTGGGCTTCTACGTCGGCGTGACCGGTGACGTGACCGTGCAGTCCGTGGCCGGCTCCTCGGTGCTATTCAAGGCGGTCCCGGCCGGCGCGATCATCCCTGGCCGCTTCATCCGCATCATGTCCACCGCCACCACGGCGACGAACATCTGCGGCGCCAAGGCGATCTAGTGACCGACGCGCCGAACTACGACGACGACGAACTGCTGAGGCTGGTTCGTGAAGAGCGTCGGCGTTCCATCGGCTTCGGTGAGGCCGACTCCGGCGAATTGACGGCCACGCGCGAGCGTGCGCTGCGCTACGCCAAGGGCGACATGTTCGACGTCCCGGCGCTGGACGGCCGGTCGAAGGCGGTGGACACCACCATCGCCGACGCCATCGAGACGGTGCTGCCGGACGTGCTGGAGGTGTTCATCGGCGGCGATGACGTCGCCACGTTCCAGCCCCAGGGCCAGGATGACGAGGACGCCGCCCAGGAGGAGAGCGATTTCGTCAAGTGGGTCGTGTTCGAGCAGAACGACGGGTTCGAGCTGCTGTACACCACCTTCAAGGACGCGCTGCTGACCCGCACCGGGATCTTCCATTGGTGGTGGGAGGACGAGGAGAAGACGGAGACCCGCGCCGAGATGCAGGCTGAGGCCGCGCCCATGGTGCAGGCCATCGCCAAGCAGATGGGCCAGGAACTGGAGGCCGAGGAGCAGGACGACGGGACGGTCAAGCTGACCTCTACGACGCTCACCGGCAAGGTCTGCATCAAGGCGGTTCCTCCCGAGGACTTCACGGTTGCGTTCGACACGATCAACCTTCGGGCGGCGACCTATTGCGCGATGCGCTCGCGTCCTCGCGTGCAGGATCTGATCGCCCGCGGCATCGACGCGGAGAAGGCGAGGGAGCTCCCGACCTACGTCATCCGCAACGACACCATCGTGCAGGAGCGTGACGAGGCCGGCGAGAACAACCAGCGCCAAGACGGCACTGGCGATGACCTCAGGGTTGTCGAGGTACGCGAGCACTACATCCGCATCGACCGCGACGGGGACGGCCAGCCCGAACTGTGGCGCGTCGTCACCAATGCGCTTGAGACGGTCATGCTCGATAGCGAGCAGATTGACGCCCTGCCGTTCGCGGCGCTGACGCCCTACATGGTCCCGCACCGCTTCTACGGCGAGAGCGTGGCCGACAAGCTCTATGAGGTGCAGCGCATCAAGACGGTGCTGCTGCGGATGTTGCTGGACAGCGGCTACTTCGCGCTCAACCAGCGCAACTACGTCGATATGACGAAGGCCAACGAGTTCACGATTCCGGACCTGCTGGCCAACGAGCCGGGGCGGCCGGTGCGGGGCAATGGCGAAATGGCGGTGACGCCGCTATCTGCCGGCGCCCTGAGCTTCGATGTCTTCAACGCCATGGAGTTTGCCTCCACTCTGGCGGAGCAGCGCTCCGGTATCGTCCGCAACGCCCAGGGCCTCAACCCCGACACGCTGCACGACACGGCGCAGGGAGCTATCCAACTGATCATGGCGGCGCAGAAGCGCATCCGCCTGATCGCCCGCATCTTTGCTGAGACCGGGGTCAAGGACCTGTTCCTGGGTGTCCACGATATGCTGCGTCGGGGCTACTCTGACGCGCCGGAGGGCAAGAGCTATTCGCCGGCGCAAGCCAAGCTCGGAAACCAGTGGAAGGCCATCGACCCGTCGCAGTGGCCCGAGCGCCAGGCGCTAACGGTGCACGTCGGCATCGGGTCTGCCGGTCGCGAGCATGACATGATGATCGCCACCCAGCGCCTCAACCTGATGCAGCCGCTCGTGCAGCTGCAGGGCGGGGCGAACGGGCCGTTCATCGACCCGACCAACGTGCACAATGCCCTGGGGGCCTGGGAACGCGCGGCGGGGAGCAAGAATCCGGACCTGTACTGGAGCGATCCGGCGCAGGCTCCGCCTCAACCGCCTAAGCCGGACCCTGAGATGGCGAAGGTGCAGGCGGACATGCAGCTACGTCAGGGGCAGGCTCAGGCCGATGCGGCCCTTGCGCAGCAAAAGGCGCAGTCGGACGCGGCCCTTCAGGCCCAGAAGCATCAGGATTCCATGGCGGCGGCCGAGGCGCAGGCGCAGCGCGAGCATGAGCAGAAGCTAGCACAGATCCAGACCGAGGGTGCGCTCAGGCGCTGGCAGATCGAACAGGAGCTGCAGCTGAAGCGCGAGACGCTGGCCGCGGAACTGGAGATGAAGCGCGAGCTTGGCCTGTTGCAGGCGCACTCGCAGCATCAGGTGGGCATGGCGAAGGTCGATGCGTCGGCCAAGCCGCCTGAGCCCGGTGGAGAGCCAGGGTGAGGATCGTCTTGTGCTGGGCTCTGTTCCGTGCCGGGCGCTTAATCGAACGACTCCCCATGGAGTGGGGGCTTGGCCGAAAGTGCTTCAAGTACAGCATCCGGCTGCAAGGCGATGATTTGCGCGGCCCGTGGCGGCGGGTGAACTAGATGAACGAAGACGATCGCATCCAGCGCGCCCAGCGGGCGGCCCACGAGTGGCGCGAGATCGGCGGCGCGTTCGATGCCGTCGAGGCTGCACTGCTGCGTGAACTGATCCAGACGCCGGTCGGCCAGGAGCCGAAGGTGCTCAACCTGCACAAGGCCATCCAGAACCTCGCGGCGGTCCGCCAGGCGGTGCTGATGGTCGTTCAAGATGGCCAGGTGGCGGACGTCGAGCTTCGCGCTCGCAGCGCCATCTCGCAAGCCGGCTTCACCCGGCCGAACTGATCCCGAAAACCACCCACAAGGTGATCGATGTCCGAATCCGCAACGCCGGAAAGCGGCGCGCTGACTGTTGAGCAGGCCATTGCCGCGCAACTGCCGCCCGAACCCGTCGAGCAGGATGACGCTCCCGCCGTAGAGGCTGAGGAGACCACAGAACCGCAGGGCGAAGACCAGACGCCCGAGGAAGCCGAAGCCGAGCCCGAAGAGCCGGCGGAGGCGGAAGAAACCGAAGCGGAACCGGAGCCCGTCGTGGCCGCCGAACCGCCGAAGTACTGGTCGAAGGACGCCAAGGACGCGTTCGCCAAGCTCCCCGCCGATCTGCAAGCCGTCGTGCTGTCGCAGGAAGGCCCGCGGGAGGAGGCGGCGGCCAAGGCGAAGGCTGAAGCCGCCGAACACGTGAAGGCCGCTCAGACCGAAGTGGCGAAGGTGAACCAGCTAGCCCAACAGCTGGCCGATTTTCTTCCGCAAGCCCTGGAGACCTTCCAGGCCCGTTGGGGCAACAACCCCGATTGGGTCGCGTACGCCCAACAGCATGGCGCCGAAGCGATGTCGATCGCCAAGGCCCAGCACGAAGCCGAACTCGGCCAACTGCAGCAGCTCGCCGTAGCCAAGCAGCAGGCAGAGGCCCAGGCCTTCGAGGGCTACGTCAAGGCGGAGTTCCAGAAGCTTGCTGAGATCGCACCGGACCTCGCTGACCCTGAGAAGGGCGCCGAGCGCCGGACGACTGTCACGAAGTACCTCGTCGCCCAAGGCATCGAGCCTGCGGCGCTGAAGCACATTTCGGCCGCTGAGATGCTGATCGCGGAGAAGGCGCGGCGCTGGGACGAAGCCCAGGCCAAGCTTCAAGCCGCTCCGAAACCCAAGCCCGCCCCGCCGCCCAAGACGGTCACCAAGCCGACTGCGGCGCAAGGGGCGACCTCCCAACAGCGCACGGCACAGCAGATCGCGAACCGCTTCGCCCAGACGAAGTCGACCGACGACGCCATTGCCCTGCTCCTAGCCCGACAAGGCATCATCCAATGACCGCTCCTACCAACACCATCACCGGCGCCACGCCCAACGTCGGCGTGCGCGAAGACCTGGAAGACGTGATCTATCGCGTCGCTCCGGAGGAGACCCCGTTCGTCTCCAACATCGGCTCCGTGAAGTGCACGAACACCTATCACGAGTGGCAGACGGAGACCCTGGCGACTGCCGTGGCGACCAATGCCCAGCTGGAAGGCGACGACTACACCCTGGGCGCCGGCAACCTGACGACCCGCGTCGGCAATACCCTGCAGATCCTCGCCAAGTCCGGCGGCGTGTCGCGTACGCAGGAGATCGTCGACAAGGCTGGCCGTGCCTCGGAACTGGCTCGCCAGAAGACCCTGAAGGGGATCGAGCTTCGCCGTGACCTGGAGATGCGCGCCATCGGCAACTATGCCGCTGTCGCTGAATCCGGCGCCACGACCCGCAAGCTCGGCGGCATCCTCGCCTGGCTGTCGTCCAACGTTTCCCGCGGCGCCACTGGCACGTCTGGCGGCTTCTCGGCTTCGCCTGGCCCCGCCGCCGCCGGCAACGGCACGCAGCGGACGTTCACCGAGGCACTGGTCAAGGCGGTCCTGTCCACGGCCTTCTCCAACGGCGGCAAGCCGTCGCAGGCCTATATGGGGCCGACCCACAAGCAGCAGTTCTCGGCGTTCACCGGCATCGCGGACATCCGCACTGACGTGTCGGGCAAGTCGATGGCGACCATCTACGGCGCCGCCGACGTGTACGTGTCGGACTTCGGGACTTTGACCCTGATCCCGCATGCCTACGCCCTCACCCGCGATTGCGTGCTGATCGACCCCAAGATGGTCGCCATCGGCACCCTGGACGGCGTGAAGTCGAAGGAACTGGCCTCCAGCGGCGACAACGAGAAGTTCCTGCTGACCATGGAGAAGACCCTGGTCTGCAAGAACGAGAAGGCTCACGGCGTCGTCGCCGACCTGACCTAAGCGTCGATCCTCCCCGACGTGCAACTAGGGGCCGCTCTCAGGCGGGCGGCCCCGCTTCTTTGAGGACTCTATGCCCGCCATCTCCAAGACCGCCATGGCCGCCCAGACGGCCGAACAGATCGCCCGCGAGCAGGAACTGCGCAAGCGCGCCGCCCGCCAGGCCGCCGCCAAGCTCAAGGAGCCGGAAGTGGTGGTGCTGGCCGAATGCCGCGTGCTGCCCAAGGGCGATGGCAAGGTCAGCATGGGCGAGCACGTCGCCGGGATCGGCGAAGTCTACTTCGAGCGTGGCGAGATGTTCACCACGCGCCACGAGCGCGCCCAGGAACTGGAAGATGACGGCTATGTCGAGATCACCAAGGTGATCGAGCCGCCGAAGGCGCCCGAGGCCGCCTGATGAGCCGCCGGTTCCTGCTCACCTCCTCGCGCGGCATCGACTGGTATATGCACGAGGACGGCAATGGTCATCGGTTTGAGGCGGTTGCGCCCACGGACCCGATCATCGAGCAGAACAAGTCCGAGATCACGCACAACGACGGGTACAGCGCCGACCGGTCTATCAGGCGCGTCGCCCGTGTCCCCTACATCGTCGGCCTGCAGTGGCTGCACGAAGAGGGCTGGTGGTTCGAGGACCCTGAGAACGCCGACAAGCTGGCCGCCAAGCTGAACTCCAACGAATGGGCGCATCTGCGGACCGCTGAAGGCCGCCTGGGCGTGAGCAATGGGGTGATGCGGTGAGCCTGACGACCTACGGCGGCCTGATCACCTCCGTCACCAACTGGAGCACCTACACCGACATAACATCCGACCTGGCCGCGGATTTCGTCTATTGGGCGCATCAGGAGATCAACCGCCGGCTTCGAGCGCGAGTGATGCTCTCGACGGCGGACCTGGCGCTCAACGCTGCCGAGACCGTGACCGTCCCGACCGGCTATGTGGCCATGCGCCGGCTCTACCTGGATGTGACGCCGCGGTTTTCGCTGACGCCGACCTCTCCCGAAGGCGTGCAGGACGTCATCGCGGAGATCGCGTCCCAGACCTATCCGACCCACGTCGCCGACGAGGGGACGAGCCTGCACTTCGGCCCGCTCTACACCGGGTCGGCCACCGGCAAGCTCCTATACTACAAGGAAGCGACCCTGATGAGCGCGGACAGCGACGCGAACGCGGTCCTGCTCAAGTACCCTTACCTTTACCTGTTCGGCTCGCTTGAGGCGCTGCACACCTACAAGGAAGACGACGACACCGCCCAGCAGTTCGGGGCCAAGTTCGGCGCGCTGATCGAGGACATCAACCTGCGCGACGCGAAGGACGCGATCAGCGGGCCGATCAACGTGCGCCCCTCGGCCGGCGGCATCGTCTAGTGCCGCGCCCCTCCGTCATCGACACCCCGCTGGGGGCCTATCTGGACGAACTGGAGGGCCGGGTGCTGGAGCTTGAGAGCCCCAACAGCCCCAGGCCCGCCTATCCATGCCTGAAGGCCGATCTGCCGGCCGCCGCGAGCTACATCAACTGCGTCGCCTACGTGACCGACACGAAGATCCTCGTGGCTTCGGACGGGACCGTATGGCGCCGCCAAGACACCGGAGCGCCGATCTAGACCACGTGCGCCCATAGTTCGCGTCGGCGCACCTTCGCGATAATCGGAGGGCTGACGCCGAGTTCGGCGGAAAGCGCGCGTTGGGTTGCGTCAGACGCCCGGATGTAGCGCACGAGTTCGTCATTCAGTTTCGCGTTCGGATGGCCCACGCCTCGCTTGACCCGCTTCCGTCGGCCGAGGCGATCACGGTCATCGGCGTTCTCTTTGCCGCTACCCCAACGGAGATGATCGGGGTTGCAACACCTGGGAGTGCAGCTATCCCCATGCAGGGCGAGATGCTTCGGGGAAGGTCGCGGCCGACCGGCAATGGCCAGGGCGACGTGCGTCGCTAGCGGCTTCCACCTTCCGATGTCGAACCGGCCGTAGCCCTCGACATTCGTCCATCCGGTCCAGTTCAGACAACCGGAAACCGGGTCTTCGACCAGTTTAGCTCTGAAGCGGTCGCCCAGAGCGATTGCAAGCTGCCAATCAATCATGCCGAACAGTAGCATGCGACGACTTGAGAACCAATAAAAAGGGGAAGCGGATTTGCCGAGTTCATATTCGTCGAACCTAAGGTTCGAACTTATGTACACGGGAGAGCAAGTGAACACCTGGGGTGCTCGCTTGGACAATGTTCTTTCCCGCATTGACGATTCAGTGGCCGGCTATGTCGCCATCGCACTCACCGGCGACTACTCGCTGCAGTCCTCGAACGACAACACCAGCGCCGACGAGGCCCGGCGCGCCTTCCTGAAGTTCACCGGCGCGCTCTCGGCCAACGCCACCGTCACGCTCCCGTCCGTCTCCAAGCACTACTGGATCTGGAACGCGACGAACAAGGTTCTGACGATCAGTCTCGGGGCCGGGAACACCGTCACCATCGACGCGGGCGACAAGGCGGGCGTCTGGAGCGACGGGACGAACATCAACCACGACGCCTACTTCGGCGGCCTGGGGCTGAAGGACTACATCGCCGCGGCGGTACTGGCGGCTACGGGCAGCCTGCCGAGCGTCACCGGGAACGCGGGCAAGTACGTCTACACGGACGGGATTTCGTCCTTCTGGCGCCAGCCGTCCACCGCCGACCTCTCCGACTACAACACCCGCGTGCTCGGCGTCCAAGTGGCGCTGGCCGTC